CTGTTCAGGTGACTGTGCTTGACGCCGGATCGACCGGTACGACTGCACTGCGTTTCCGTGTACACGCCGTCCTGTGCGACGTGTCGCAGAACCCTGTTGAGTCTGCTACAGTTTCGACTGGAACATAATACTCTTGGGGGCAGGGCAACTTGCCCCCTTGACCTTTTTCTTAATGTATGATATATACATTCATCCCCGCCGGGGTAAAATCTACTGGAGGTGATGATGAATTATATAACGAGTAACATTCCGTACTTCAAAGCGTGGGTACGAAGAGAATACACAACAGGTCACGACAGATACCACGGTGAATTTTTACATGCAATGGTGATCGGGGTAACTACCCTACCTATGCGTACCCTGTCATTCCAAGTCTTATTTACGGGATGCGACGAAGAAGAAAACGTACACGGCGGAGCGATGTGGGCACGAATGCCTCTCACAGCCTTAGTAGGGGACACGCCCTTAGATGAATGGCCTGAACCTATTCCTACTTATTTGGCACAGCCGTGGGACTGTCAGTCACATCACCACTCAGTATTTGTACTCAACAGAGGTACACCTTGCCCGTGGTTGGCAAAGATAGACGGAGAGTTTTATCCGGCTAAATACTATTTCACTGTGGACTATACAGACAGTGAAGTAGCGGACGATCCAGCGCAGCACAAGCAGAGTCACGTACTCGAACTCTTGGATGCTGGTAAGTGGACAGGCAACATTGTTGCCCTACCAAACAATAGAGTACGAGTAACGAACCCGGCGTGGTTTGTTACGGGCGATGGACCACCGGACTTCACTCCTAGTCAGTGGGTCCACCATTCTAAACAAGACCCGAACTATGTAAGCGACACAGCACGGGTATTCGATAACCTCTATGCGGAGAGTGACAATGAAGAAGATGATGAAGAGTAAAGGCATGGCCCGTGGTGGCAGTGCAAAGAAGAAGGCAAAGGGCATGGCCCGTGGTGGTCGCATGAAGTCTAAGGGTATGGCTCGTGGCGGCAAGGCGATGAAGTCTAAGGGTATGGCTCGTGGCGGCAAGACTATGAAGTCGAAGGGTATGGCTAAAGGCGGAAAAACTATGTCCCTAGCGGCTGTTCGTGCAGCAGCTAAGAAGATGGGCTACAAACTTGTAAAGGTGTAATCATGGCAAAGAAGACACCATCCAAGCCCAAGAAAAAGTCGAAGGGCGCAACTCCCAAGAACAAAGCACTCTATGCCCGTGTGAAAGCAGAGGCAAAGAAGAAATTTGATGTTTATCCGTCAGCATACGCAAATGCTTGGCTTGTTCGCACGTACAAGAAGCGTGGTGGGACGTACGCATAATGGCTAAACCGAAGGGCGGCTTAACAAAGTGGTTCAAGGAAGATTGGCGGGATGTGAAGACCGGCAAGAAGTGTGGCCGTTCTGGGTCTGAAAAGAAGAAGCGACCCTATCCCGCTTGTCGTCCGGCCAAAGTTGCAAAACGTATAACAAAGAAAGAAGCTGCTAAGAAGACCGGTCCCGGTAAGGTGAAGTGGTCCGTGACAGCTTCGGGCAGAAGGAGGAAGGCCAGTGGCAAAAAGAAAGCCTGACAATATGCCTGCCCGCAATAAGAAGAACTTCCGTCCCACGAAGAAGGGTGCGGGTATGACCGAAGCTGGGGTCAAGGCTTACCGTAAGAAGAACCCCGGCAGCAAACTCAAGACTGCAGTCACCGGCAAAGTAAAGCCCGGAAGCAAGGACGCAAAGCGGCGCAAGTCATTCTGCGCTCGTTCGGCAGGACAGATGAAGAAGTTCCCGAAAGCAGCAAAGAATCCGAACAGCCGTCTTCGTCAAGCACGTAAGAGGTGGAAATGCTAAACCTATTGATAGGTCCGATTTCTCAACTAGCTGGCACGTGGCTAGAGGGTAAGGTCGAAAAGACAAAAGCCGAAACAGGTGCAAAGGTCGCAAAGGCAAAAGCCGAAGCGGTCATCATGGAAAAGAAAGCCACAGGCGAAATAGACTGGGACTTGGAAGCAATCAAGGGTAGTCAGAACTCGTGGAAAGACGAGTGGCTGGTCATTTTGTTTTCAGTACCACTCATACTCGCCTTCATTCCCGGAATGGAAGATGTCGTCGCACACGGATTTCAACAACTGGAGCAAATGCCTGAATGGTACCAGTACAGCTTGGGCGTTATTGTTGCTGCAAGCTTTGGCGTACGAAGCGCGACGAAGTTCTTCGGAAAGAAGTAGGCGTGGCTGACGTAACATTCGAGCGCATTTCGAAATGGAAGCTTCTGCCTCGCTTCATGATGCTCGTCATGACTCTGATGAGTTGGCGTTGTGCAGAGTGGTTTATGAACTTGGACGCCCCCACAGCAGCACAATCCGCGTTTGTAAGCGTTGTGATGGGTGCCATGACCGGTGCGTTTGGTATCTGGATGGGCGGCGAGAACAGAGTAGAAAGCAGGAAACACAGCGATGAAGTATAATACATCTCACTTCTTAGACAAGCTGATTGCCCACGAGGGCATGGTCCTCACTGTGTATCAGGACACGCTGGGTATCGACACAATCGGTATCGGACGCAACCTCAAGGATCGCGGCATTAGCAAGGAAGAACTAGATCACATGGATATTCCGTCGATGGCCGTCGTGTACGAGCATGGCATCACAGAGGCGGATGCACGTTATCTTGCCATGAATGACATGAAGATTGTTGAGGATGAACTCACACGAGTGCATCCCTGCGTCAACGACTTGGACGCAGTGCGTCAACTGATCTTGATGGATATGGCCTTCAATATGGGTGTGCCACGTTTGTGTAAATTCAAGCGCATGTGGGGTGCGATTCACGACAAGAAGTTTGACGCCGCTGGACGGGAGATGCTCGATTCGAGATGGGCGAAGCAGGTCGGTTCGCGGGCCACGAAGCTTTCGGATGCAATGGTCAAGGGAGAGTTTTGATGTCGGAGGATAAGGCAAAAGAATTAAAGGGAAAGCTATACAGAGATAGGAGTAAACGGAACGACAAATTAAGAAGAAGAAAATATGATGAGACGAAAGATCGTCTTAGAAATAGGTTTACCACTTCTCGTAGTGTTACCGGTGGTGCTGAACTTGGCACAGAGGATGACGGTTACAGGGCTGCACAAATACAACAATTACGGGATATTTACGAAAGAAGCACAAAGAACTATTCCGGTACAGTTATAAACCCGAAACAATCTACAACTGATACGGTAGATGGGAAACCTCGTGTTAAAAAGATAGGTATATGAAACATGTCTTTCTCCTGTTCGTTTTCTTGGGCACGGGGGAGGATCAGCGGAAAGTCAGCAATGACATGTACTTCCGCGACTTGAGAGAATGCGTATGGTACGCACAAACCCTTCACAAACAAGGAAACAAGGTGACGGCATACTGCCTGCCTAAATTAGTCGATGAGAGTGTACGAGTTTACTGATGTTAGCAGAACTAGCCGCAGCAAATGCAGCCTTCGCTGTTATCAAGACAGCCGTACAGAATGGTAAAGACATTGCTTCCGCAGGTAGTGCTATTGCACAGTTCGTGGGGGCAAAGGAGAAACTCCAGAAGAAGTCTCAGAAAAAGGGTGGCGGCTCTGATCTCGAAGAGTTCATGGCCCTTGAAAAGATACGAGAACAAGAAGATCAGCTAAAACAGATTATGATTTACGCCGGACGACCCGGACTATGGGGCGACTGGCAACGTTTTCAAGCAAAGGCTCGTATAGCACGACGTGAACAAGAAGAGGCTACAGCCAAGCGTCGTAAGAAGATATTTGAGATTACAATCATCACATTCTTTCTTGTCATTGGCTTAACTGTGTTTGGACTGTTCGTTGCTCTCCTCATGCACCATCAAGGCAAATTATAATTTACTTGCCAAATAATTAAAAAAAGTGTATAATGCTCTACAGGGAGAGTTACATGAAACGACTGGCGTACGAAGCACTGAAACACAAATACGAGGCCCAGCAAAAAGATGCACTCTTTGTATATGCGAATTACACGAACAATCCTGCTGGTATCGGTGAACATCCGGATTTGCTTGAAGAAATGGACAAGGCGGTCCAGAGTTGGGCGGATGCTGAAGACAAGCTGGCAGCACTTGAAGTTATGTACAGCGAAACTTAACGGATACTAAAATGACATTCCTACAACTTATCAATGCTGTGCTACGAGAGATCAATGAAGTGGAAATTACCACAGTTGCTTCGACACGCGGTATTCAAACGTCGGTCAAAGACTTTATCAACAAGGCACAGCGTGACATTATCAACTCCGAAGTTGAGTGGCCGTTTACTGTTGTTAGTCAGTCTTTTACGACTACTGCAGGAACAGCAGAGTATTCCCGAGAATCAGATGCAAAGACTGTTGACTATGATAGTTTTACTGTACAAGAGTCCGCGTCAACAGCAGAAAAGAAACTAAAATACCTTTCATTTAATGAGTACTTAGAACGTCGTAATGAAGCAGACACAAATCCCGACACGGATTCTCGTGCCCTGCCTGAATTTATTTACAAAACGCCCGACCAGAAAATAGGTTTGTCTCCCGTCCCGGATGTGTCCACATACACAGTCCGGTATTATTATTACCAGACAGTAAGCGACATGTCCGCTAACACCGACACTCCTTCGATTCCGGAGCGATTTCACGACGTAATTGTAAACCGCGCCCGATACTACACACACATGCTCCGCTCAGATGTCCAGTTTTCACAACTCGCCCTGAAGGATTACGTCGATGGTCTGGGGCGTATGCGTATCGAACTGATCAATCGTAAGGACTACATGAGGGCTGTCTGATGCCAGATACTTCACTACTCAGCCCGTTTGTTGTGAAGCTA